CGTTGCCGTTCCCGTCTCTTTCTACAACGTAGCGATTCAAAGGAAAAACTTTAAGACCCTTTTTACCCATAAAGATCAAAGCGTTGCCTGCTACAACCAGGTGTTGAAGTGCTTGATGCACAGCGACACGATCGTCAGAAGCTGCAATTGATTCAAGAATAGTACGTTCAACCTTTGCAAATGAAAGGTCTAACTCGGCTTTAATTTCAGGACCAAAGTCTGCACCCAACTGACTTTCATCTAGTTGCAGTTTAAAGAAACTGGTTTGTGGAGGCAGTAGTGCAAGCATAAGTTTAGAACTTAGCGCAGTGACTGCTTTTGATCCTACGGATTGCCAAGGGGTTTTAAATTGTTTCATTCCAGTAACATGCTCTTCATGACCCCTTACCAAATATGGAAGTGTCAATCGTGCACATTCTTCAGCTTCGCTTAGAAATTGTGAACGTTCTGAACATAGTTCGTCATACCTTTTCCTTGCGTTCATGCTAGATTAAGAGATGTAATACGTAAACCTTTTCTGCCAAATGCTCCGGCAGTTCCTCCACCACGACGTTGTTGTTGAGCAGGTGATTTTGGCAATTTCACACCAATGCTTTTAAGCTTCCTCATGTAATCGTAATCTGGCGGCCCTTCAGGTTCAGGAAGGGGTTCAGTAACAGGGGTTGGTTTTCTGGGCTCAGGTTCTGATTTTGGTTTAGGGGAAGGAGTAGGAGCAGGAGTCTGAGTGGTTGGTGGGGGAGCAACATTCTGCACTGGTGCAGGTGTAGGTACAGGAGTAGGTTTAGGTGCAGTATCTTCTAGATACTTACGTGCAAACTCATTACCTAATTTTGCTCCAACAGCCCCTAGCCTTTCACCAGTACTTTGATATGGACTTGATTGTAAGATTTTCCTTACTTCATCCTGCTCTCGTTGTGCAATATAATTCTTTGCCGCTTCGTCAGGATCTACGCCAGCTTTTTCTGCTCTTTCACCGTAAGCAATAGCCTCAGCAAGGGTTCTTGGTGCTCGGGTTTGAGTTGGTACTGGTTTTGGTTTTTGTTCTTGCTTTTGTGTTGGTACTGGTGTTGGTGTTGCATTTCTTGAAGCATACGCGCGTCCTTCTGGGGAACCTATAAGATCTTGACGGATCTGGTCAATAGATCTGCCACTAGTCACATAGTGTTGTAGACCACCTTGATCAGGGTTACGTCCAAGGTATTGGCGATACATATCACCAATTTGCTGTGCTCTACCTGGTGCATTCCTTGAAGCATAAGCTCGTCCTTCTGGTGATTGTTGAAGGTCCCTAGCAATTTGATCCAACGACCTGCCAGAGTTAAGAAGATTAACATAGTTAGTTAGACCACCAGGGTCAGGACTACGACCAAGGTACTGTCGATATAAATCACCAATTTGTTGCGCTTTACCTGCCATTAGTTTTCCTCCATATATTTGATGACCCACTCAACGACACTACGCTGGCCAGATCGGTACATAATTTTTTCCATTGTATCTTCAGGTGTAGGATTAATGGGTGGAAAGGATTCTTCTAGTGCGTGAATAAGTCCTTGGGCATTCATCCCTAGAACTTCAAGCATATTGGGGGAGGTTGACATTACTATGCTCAAAGAATGCTGGCATCCGTGCCGACCGTGTAGCGGAAAGTTCAGGAGCCTTCCCTTCATACATCAAACGATCACTGGAATCCAGCCAAAATTTTTTGTCCAAATATTTATCGGATGCTCCAACTTTAAGAGGTTGCATTACCCAATGGATAGTTGCTTTCCTGAGTTTATCAAGAGAAGGACTGATATCAAGCCCCAACTCGCTATGAACAAGACTATTGGTAGCAACGTGAATTTGTTCATCTCTACTAATATCAGCACTTACTGTGCGCATTCCTGCATCACCGTTAAACCGAAAGAAAGGTAGCAATACAAAAAAGATTGCACGTTCAGCTACCATTGCTTTGGTGATTGTGTGATCAGGGTGTGAAGTCCATGCTTTTTGCAAAGCTAAGGCTTCTTTTTCTGCCTCTGCATCTACTCCGTAGGCATTGGCGATATAACCCAACGCGAGGTCATGGTTCTCTTCGTCTTTAACATTAGACGTGAGCAACTTACGTGCTGAGTCTGGAACAGTTTTTTCTAGGGCTTCATTGATAAAATCGCCCACAGGCAGTTCCATATTTCTTAATGCAAGAGCACGGAGGATCGTCTCCTCCGAGCCTTCTTTGCAAATACCAGCATCTGTCTGTACTGGTGTCCATTTCCGTTTCCGAGCTTGTAGTTTTTCGTAAGGATTCATTCTTGGCAATCACATGTAAATTCTTCAGTAGATTCGTTTAAAAGATCTGCAATATATTCATCAATGTCTTCACCCAAAGCAGCATAAACATTCGATTTATCTTGGGTATCACCCATTACTTGCAGACTATAATAAAGGGAGGTTTGCGGAGATTCCAACCACTCTTCGATAAAGGCTTCGCCATAGTTGACGACATCACTCCAACTATTGAAGCTGTACCCGTGAAGAAGTCCCGTATTATTAAGCATTGTCATTAGACCATCAGCAACACGCTTATATGCATCCCATCCAACTTCAGATGCGATTTCTACATTACCGTATTCATAGGTTTGAACACCGAAAGTACCCGAATCGCGGTCAACAGTCCGGGAGATTGGGGGCGCAATTTCTGGGGTGCAAGTAAAGCCATCCAAATCTGTGCTTCGATAACTGCAGGAGGCAGTGGGCGCAATAGCAAAGGCTCGAACCATATTATGACTGCGAGCAACTGTAGCGGCAGCATTGATACCAGCCCTAAACTGACAGGCCAAATCATAGGCTGGTGTGCGTACCACATCCCCTCCATTGACTTGGTCCAAAGCAGCTCCGAATTGTTCATACGTTACTCCGTACCTTCGTAGGAGGTTGGCAAGTCCAAGCATTCCAAGTCCCACTTGTCGATCGGTTTCTGGGGGCAAATATTCTCCGCTATCTCCAACACCAGTTCTAGCGTGGAGTTCACACAACTCTTGCATACCCTGAACGAAAGCTTTTGGGATGTCGTCAAATTCACAGGCTCCAAGGTTGATATGTTGTAGCAAGCATGTTCCACGTGAGGGCAAGTAAACTTCAAGACAGACGTTTCCTCGGATTCGTTTTCCATTGTTGTCATACTTTACTTTGTTGAGCCAGATGTCACCAGATTTGATTCCGTAAAGAAGTTCAGCTTTAAACTCACATTTTTGCCACCATTCTTCAGTGATATTAACGCACCGTTTAACCCAAGGCAATTCATTCCGGGGAGCGGAAATAAAGTCAAGAGCATCAGGGTGGTTAAGATCAAGATGACAAACTACTGCGCCATTTTTGTAGATTCCACCTCGTCGTAGGATTTCATTTAGTGTGCTGTAGATTTTGGCAAAGCTGACTGGGCCACTTGCAGTCACACCTGATGGACGCTCATGTCCTTTCGGATCAAGTTTAGAGAGGTGAACGGCACAGCCTGCTCCATAGCGCAATGCGTGACTTACAAAACGCCAACTGGCTTCAATACCATTTGGACCTTCCATCTCATTCTCAACTACAAATACTGTGCAGCTGACTGGAAGGCGTGAGGTTGGGTCGTCAATCCAAGACTGGACACGACCGGTGCGAGAAATGTACGAGGGTGTCATTATTAAATAAGATCAGTAAGGGTTGGTGGTTTGTAGTTTGGTCCTTTTAAAACTTTACCATCTTTGCGGTAGATAGGTTTACCGTTTTCGTCAAGCTTAGACATGTTTGATGCATGTACTCTACGCATTGCTTCATCAAGATCCCACTCTTCATTGGATGCATATTGATAGCAAACATAGACTAGATCAGCCAGTTCTTTAAGCTGCGATTCTTTGTCTTTTAAATGATAAGCTTCGTGAAATTCACTCCACTCTTCATCGATCAAAGCTTTCTGGGTCGGGCGTTTCGTCGGACCATTCTGGACGCCATAGGCGGACCGGAATTGTTCCGCTTGGTCCATCAGACTCGTGTGTATGTAAGAGTTCATTTTCAAGGTAATGGATTGCTTTTTTAAGATCAGATGTTTTACTATCTTTGTAACCGGCTCTGCAAATATATTTAATTGCATTGCCTAGGTGATAATTAAGACCCTGATCACGAATAAAGTCCCAGACTTCTATTGAACCTCTGGTGTAGTGGGCGGGTGACTTGGCCATTGTTTTACAAGGTTTGAAACGGTGTTACAAAGACAGAAGTTCTGTCGCTGTAAAGCTAATAATAACGTGATGACATCATCTTTCTCTGCCTTTGGTAAAAGATCTTCAAGACGACGTAATTTAAAATCTTGCTCAACAGTTAATTCAATTATCGGTTGAGGAGGGAAGCCAGGGAATGACTTGCCGTTGAATTGGATCATAGTCAGTGAAGGTAAGGATTTTAGCTAGGCGTGCATTCATTAATGCAACATCTTCATCTAGATCTTTGTCGGCAAACGCTTTTACAACGGTGCTCCATGTATACCCATACTCTTCAAACAAAGCTACAGCACGTTTAATTCCAATTCCAGGTACACCAGAGTAACCATCGGTTTGATCTCCTGCTAGTGTTTGGATGTAATGCCAACGCATACCTTCTTCAGGAGTGATGTCTATCACTTCTTTCAGGTCATACAACTTACCTGGAATTTGTTTCATATCTTTGTCAGGTGAACAAATAATATTACCCAAATTAGCTGTAGCGTAGATGCCCATAGCATCATCAGCTTCTAATTCTGGCATACGTATAACTTCATATTCATTACTCAACTCTTTAATAACTCTACGATACCCACAAGGTTTTTTGCGATTGCGGTGTCCTTTGTAATCAGGGTAAATTTTTTTCCTAAAATTCTTACTGTCACTAAAAAACAAAACCGTTTCAGGTACGTCCCACATAAAGTTATTTTTAATATTATTCAATTCACGTATTACACTATTGTAAGCTTCACTGAATTTACTGACAACAGTAATTACATCATCACCCCAATCAACTTCATCTTCTGCACCAGCACAACATTTGTAAACAATGAAGTCAGCATCAACAAGTAGTTTCATTTTTGCTTCTCCATGTACCAGTTCATAAATTCTTGCATTTTTACACGACGACGATTACCCATGTACGGGAACATTTGTACAACAAGTTCAAAGATCAAATCGCGTTTACCAGTCTGCCAAACAGCAAAAGGTTTAGAAGTGTCAGGAGTTGAAGGAGATTTACGCAACCCATACATATTACCTTTGCAATTCATAGCAAGGTAAAAATCCCAAATAACATCTTCATCAGTCATCTTGATTTTCATTTGCCATTTGTCATCTTTTTTGATGTATGTCAAACAGCCTTCACCTTCAAAAAGACCGGCAACCCATTCGATACGATTAATGCACTTCATACCAGTTGTTTCCTTGCTTGGCGTCTGCTGAGATGGGGATTCTGAGGTTGTAGTGTTCTCCAGCTGCTGCAGCGCTGTATACCAAGGATGTTTGTAAGTCTTGTGCATGTTCGGGTGAACATTCAAATTGGAGTTCGTCATGAATAAATGCAAGCTGTGATGCACACAGCCCGGTGGTTTTAATAGTGTTGTTGTTAATAACCATCCAGCGTTTGGCTATAATACCAGCGGATGATTGAAGTAAATAATTAAGTGCTTTATGTGCACTATCTACTCTGATCTTGCGACCATCTATTGCTAGAACATAGCCTCTTTGACTTGCCTTTTTAATCGCCTGTAGTAATTCCGCAAGTCCATCGATAGCATCCACAAACGCTTCTCTAATTTCTTTACCTTTCTTTTTAGCTTTCGCATCACTTAGTTGGGGATCAAAGGAATGTCCGATTTTGGTGTTACCTGCTCCGTAAAGGAAGGCGTAGGTGATAGTTTTGACATCCCGTCTACTAATTCCGATTTTGTCGGCATTAACTTGGTGAATGTCTCCGTTAAGGAGGATGTCAGCGTAACGACCTTTGTCAAACCGAGCAAGATAATGAGCAAGCATCCTGAGTTCAATACCTGCAAGATCAGCACCAACCATAATTTGACCTGGGGTTGGCAAGAACAGTTTTCTGTATTCTGGGTCACTTGGTACTTGTCCTAAATTTGGTTTACGGTGTGCA